CAACCTTTTCTTTAACTACAGCGGCTTGCTCGTTAGATTGATTTAATGTTTTTTGTCGAGTAGCTCGTAGATTTTCTATCTGCTTTTCAATAGGCTTACGTTTCTTGCGTCCTACTGCATTTGCTTTTTGTTCAAGATCTGCAATCTGTTGGTCTATGTTCTGCACTTTAAGAGTAGCAGGAGTAGAACGAGTAACTTGAGGTGTAGGCTCTACAACAGAAGTAGTTACAGGAGTCTCTACAGGTCTGTTCATACGAGGTTTGTAGTCTTGGCCAGAAAGAGCTTTAGGCTGTAAAGATACAGGCTGTGGGGCAAGCTCTGGTTTAACTTCAGGTCTACGCAAAGGAGGAGCAACGACAGCCCCAGCAGTACCTATAGCGCCGCCTAATACAGTTCCTATGCCAGCACCATAAAGCATATTCATTGAACGGCTATCACCAAACTCTTCGTATACAGGAATAAGAGAACCTTGAGCCGTACCTTCAGCACCACCACCAACAGTAACACCTAAAGCAGTAGCTGCTCTAGGGGCATTAGGTAAAAGTTTAGTGGCTCCCATTACACCAAGTTTACCACCAACACCTCCGGCGACTGCCCCGACAGGATCATATACAGCACCTGTTAACATACCTGAAAAATAATCTTCAGGCGCTCTAGCTAGTTCTACTCTAGTCTCGAACTCTTCTTCCAAAGACTTCTTAGGTACTATGCCAAGACCACGAAGAGAATCCCCCATGCCGTCTTTAAAGCCAGCTATAGAAGCTTTATTAATTCGTTGATAGCCCATACCAGCAGGAGCAAACGCCGCTAACTCTGTCGCTTGTTCAGACGTAAGACCACTAAACCCAGCCTCTTCAGGACCAAGCTCTTTAGCCCTACGCTGGACAGCCTCGTTCATCAGAGTAGCACGAACCTGCTCTGGTATTTCATTAGTAGGGGTATTACCAAAGATCACTAACAGATCATCTACGGGTATTTGATCAAAAGGCGTATTGCCATATTTCTCTAATAGTTTTTCTACTGTAGGTGTCTGCTTAGTGTCTTCTTTAACAGCAAGCTGTACCATTATTAACGACCCATTAATTGATTAAGAGTAGGAACTGTACTTGTAGGTTGAGTAGGTTGAACACCTCTTTCAGGAACTTCTCGAGGAGACCATACATATTCAAAGTCTTGACCTATTGCAGATGTTGCAGTATCATTTAACATGTTTATAATTCTATCAGGTACGTTACCGTCTTTGTCTAAGTAAATGTCTAACTTAGTAGGCTTTTTAGTAGGAGCAGGACCATAAGAAAACTCATCTTGTTTGCCTTGATAAGTAACTAGCAGTGTACGCTTACGTTCTGCTTTAGCCTCTTTAGTTTTAGACAACTGACTGGCTTCAGCTCTAGCTACCTCTGATGCTGCTTTACTACCAAATGCCTTTACGGCAAGATCAATAGCCTGTTGTCTGTTACCGTCAGTTATAGTATTTTTATTTAACCACTTAGCCCATTCTCTTGCTTCTTCTACGTCAGCATCATCATCAAGCTGCTTTATAATCTGTGCCTGAGTAAGACCACGATACTCTTCTTTTTTATCTTCCGGTACGTACTTATCAAAGAATGTCTCAAACTCTGCTTGCGTAACTTTCGTTGCCTTAATACTACGAACATTCTGTAATTGATTTTCTACAGCAGTAACATCACGACCAGCCGCAGTAGCTAAACCTCGTATTTCTTGCTCAAGCTGATTAATACGCTTAGGATCTGCTTCTTGTATATACTCTCGATACTTTGCATTTAGTTGTGCAACAGCGGCTTCTTTTGCTTTATTAGCTGAAGCTGTTTGAGCAGCAGTTAACTGTTGTTGAGCAGCATTAATTTGTTGAGGCGTTTTAGCTGTCTGCATAGAATACTGAGCACGTTGTTCGGGAGTCATAGAACGTAATGCTTGCATTTGTTGCTGCTGTAATTGTTGTTGTTGTAGTTGACCGGGTAGCTGTGCCGCTTGTTTAGCAGCAGTAAACAATCCCTGTCCCATTGCAGGGTTAGCCATCTGTCTTAGAAATTCTTGTGAAAACTTAGCCATGATTTACCCCTTTCCTAATAAACCTAATAAATCACCCAAGCCCGGCTGAGAAGGAGTTAACGCTCCTTGCAAAAGACCAGAGCCTGTCTGACCCAGTAGGTTAGCTCTTGCCTGTTCTGCAACTAACTGAGCTTCAAGACCTGACATAGTAGCTTCACCAAACAACCCAGCACCCTGTAGCTGTGCCTGTTGTTGCAGTGCTGCCAATTGCTGTGCAGGTTGAGTAGCCGCCATAAGCTGTTGTTGTGGTAAGTAACCAGAACCAAGGAACGTCTGACCTAGTTGTGCTTGTTGCATTTGCTCTGCTTGAGCTTGTTGCATAGCGCCTAGCATAGCTCTATTGCGTCCTTCTTCCTGCGCCGTAGCCATAGCAAGCATCTCAGGAGTAGCACCACCATAGGCAGCAGAACTAGTACCAAGCCTACCCTGAGCAGATAGTCTTTCTTCTAAAGCAAGACGCTGACGCTCTTCTTCAGGACGTTGTGCTCTACGCATACGCTCAAAGATAGCTTGCTCACGAGACTCTCTAGGCTGTACTGCTTGACCAAAGAAGCCACCAGCACCACCTAAAAGTTGTTGTTGAAGCATTTGCTCTTCAGGAGACAAACCCATAGTAGTTTCAAAACCACCTTCAGGAGTAACCTGTGTACCTAAATCAGCACCAGTAGCAGTAGTCACAGTAAACGGTCTAAACTGTGTCTGCTCCATCTGTTGTGCAGCCAGTGCTTCAGCACCTGTCCTAGCTTGTTTTCCTACGTCACTAAGACGATTATAGGCTTCGCCTGTTAATAGGCCACCTACAACACCCGGAAGCAGAACGTTTGGTTGAGACAAGAATGACCCAAGGCTTCCTAGCATGTCTGTAAAGCTACTGCCCCCAGAACTTTCCTCTGTTGTTGGTGCCTGTACTGTTGGAAACGGTCCCATGTTTTACTCCCTTAAAGTAGCTTTCCTATCAAAGCCATTACGTTAATCTCCTGTAGTGACAAAGCAAAGCCATCTATTTCTGACTCTAGTCCTACCTGCACACTTGTGCCATACCCTGTTGTGTTTAGACTACGTTGGTTAGTTAATTGACCAGCCGTAAACTCTACTGTTGTGTACTCACTTACACCGTAAAAACCTGTAATCTGAGTACCTATTGTAAACTCTGCTGTTGCATACGTTGTGTCAAAATCATACGCCCACTTCATAAACACTGTTGCGTCGTTTGCACCAACTAATGTAGGCTTAAGCTTTTTAAGTATCTTAACTCTAGAGCTGTCACCAAAGGTTAAGCTTGGACTATAGTACTTAAATCTGTAACCAGTGCCGTTGTCACTGTAGCCTGTATATGTGCTAATACCGTTAGTAGTACCTATATACAACGTACCGTCAGTTAAACGTGTAAACGATGTAAACCCAGTAGACGGCCAACGAGTAACGCGATATGATCCGTTTTCTAATGTACCCCTTACGTCAAAACAATACGTTACATCTTGACTTGTAAACGTCAGTAGATAGAAGCCTTCTTCTGGGCTATAGACAGATCTAAAGAACTCAGTCTCGTTTTGCAATGCAGCAATTATGTCTTTACTAATATTACCCGACAGACTACTAATAGGCATTGACTTTTCTTGTATTGTTCTACCAAAGCTTTTAAGACCCGTGTTTGACAAGAACAACACATCTGTACCTGTATACTGTACAGTGTCTCTGTTGACACAGCCAATACCCGCTACTGTATCTGATAGTGTCATAGACGCAGGAGAGGCAGCACCTTCGTAAACAATAATACTATGCTTACCAAAAATAATTAGTAAGTTGTTGTGAGCCGCTAACGATACAATCTCATCGTATCCGTCAGGCCATACTTTAGATATGTCGATAGAGCCGCTAGTACCGCCTGAGTAATCATGACCTATAAGAAGATCAGACCAATAAATAACAGAAGGGTTACTACTTACTCCTGTTACCCATAGACGACCAAAAGCTGACAAGACTTCGTTACCTTGTACAACACCAGCCGCACCAGCAACTGAGTCTAGGCGTACTACAGAAGTACCGTCGTACACTAAAGGCGCTTGAGAAGCTTGAAACAAGTAAGCCTTCTCGTTAAAGTTAACAATCTTCCAGTTGTCAGCAGTGATCGTATAGCCACCGGGTGTAGCGTCTGTAAGTGTAGTAGTACCTGTAAATATCTTGTTGTTACCCGCAGACAGAATTACATTACTACCTACGCTTCTAGCAAATTCTTTTATAACTCTAACTGTCCCAGAGCCTAAAGCTGTCTTGTCGGTTGTAAGAACACTATGACCTTTACGTGCCGCAATACGACCACGTTTGTCAATCACAGCGTTGTCTGCAATCTCTGCAAACGACGGGTCTTGAGCCAGTGGCGAGTCTTCGGTGTTAACACCTTTGAATGCCGGAGCTACAAGATTAATACTTTTAAGTTCTTGTGACATATTAGATAGTCCTAAAGATCATCTCTTC